CAAGTTTTGTGCGCTTGGTTAAACTGGTTTTTCCCTCTTTTCGTAACATTTAATATATAAATGATATGAGAGAGTTATTTTCATGCACTACACAAATTCTTTTGGATATAGGATTAGGCATTGTTAGATATGCGCTGGTATTATAGGATTAGCACGACAGATTAGTAGAATGACCTCTGTTATATCAGGATTCGGATGAATCAAGGGTTTAATAAAGTAGACACTAGGGCAATATACCAAGAGCCATAGGGATTAGTCACCTCGATGGTTTCCGTTATTGTCTAAGCAACCGTAAATGCTTTATTCTTGATTTAGAAGATACTCGGCTTTTATTATATATTATTGTCATTCACTTATCGAATTACCGACCCAAACTCTTATTTAAGAGTTTAAAACCGTTTTACGACGTTTTAGGACAGGCTTAACATGATGAACACGAATAAACAAAATAACCGTCTCTCGACTAAATGGCTGAAGAGAGCAGCCGCGGACCCAATTGCAAAAGGAAAAAGGAACGGAAAAGTACAAGGAATTGACAATGGAAAAATGGATAAGCATAAGAGATGTGTGTATATAGAGAATACAGTCTCTTCGTATTTCTTGATGAAGACTGCAACCCACTGTGCGAGAGTGAGTATTAAGCAGTTTAGAGAGAAAGAGTGGCCATGTTTTACTTTAGGCCCTCATTTGGTGAAGTTTAATGCTTGTGCAGGCACTCGAGAGCAATTTCTTGATGTGTTTAAACAGGTACAGCTAACTTTAGAAGACAAGTTGTGGGCTCAAACATTAGTAGCCGATTTGTCAAACGCAGCATCATTAATTCCTCGTATGATGATACTAGGATATAGATACATGTCCGCTTTGGTCTCAGTAGGAGGCAAAGTTTTGAATACTGTAAATGCATTGCTGGTTAGACGAGTTAATAGATGGTTTATCGACATGTCTTTGTTGATAGCTGATATTGCATCTCGGACTTATATTTCAGGGATGCAGTTGGCTATTATATTAGCTCGTATGTATCGTTTGTATGAGGATTGCCCAATTGACGTTATGGCTGCCCAATCTTGGGAGAGTGTCGTAGCGGCTATAGGTAGTTTTGGTTTACCACGAGATGTTGTAGAGTTGATAAGACGCCTGTCTATAATGACTAACACACGTGTGCTAGAAGATATAACTATTTTGCATCAATTCGGAACGACGTTGGTATCGACATTAGCAACAGGATTAAAGAAAATACCAGGCTGCGAAGCTGTAGTAGATTCATGTCAGGTTGTATGGCAAGCTGTAGCAAAACACCATTTTGTCTTGTATAAAGCTAATGGTTTAGTTAGACAATGGCGAGCTAAGAAATCTGTTATGATGAATACTGAATTTCGCCAGGCTGTTCAATCGTTATGGGTAGAGTTTGATAACAATGAGGCTTTAACAGATTGGGCTAGGACAAGTGCTGCGGTAGGCAAGAGAGCTGCTGATTTTAAGGCATTGTATAGATTATCCTTGTCGTATGAAAATTCAACTAGACCAGAACCTGTGTGTATAGCGTTAGAAGGCCCCCCAGGGTGTTTTAAGTCTCGGTACATGGGGATGTTGCTGGATGTGTTAGGCAAGAGTGTATACACTCATCATATTAAGACAGTAGGAGATGGAAAAGACTTTTATGATCAGTATGACGGTCAAGACATTTTTGTAATGGATGATTTAGGTCAAGGAGGCCCGTCACAGTATAGAACATTGATGAATTTGGTGTCTCCTATAAAATATCCGTTGGATTGTGCAAGCGAGAAGCTTAAAGATACTAAGTATTTTTGTAGTGAGGCTATTATGTTCACTACTAATGCTTTTAGTAATTTACCGAATCTGACAAAGCAGGACGGTATAGCTGATCCTGTTGCATTATGGCGTAGGGCTGTGGTGTTTGATTTTGCAGATGTGGTTAGAAACAGGTATGCTGGGCCTAACGACAATGTTATATCAGGTGTTATTCGAGTGCGTTCTTTTGATACTCAAGCTGAGTGTTTTACACCGGGTTATCCAGGATGTAGACAATCCACTAGTTTTCGTGTAGACGGTAAAAAACAAGATAGTAATACTCTATTGAGTTCCGACGAAGACGTACTAGTTTGGATGGGTAAGCATTACCAAGATATGGTTAATTACAGGAAAGATATGCATGCGGATAATAAGATGCCTGCTGACGTTTCTTCTCGCATTGCAGAGCGTTTGCGTGCAGAAGGTTACGGTCCTCCTCATCGATGGATGGATTCTAGAGATGGAGATGAGACCATATATGGCATGCTGTGTGATATAGAGCCTCAGACAGTAGAGATAATGGAGATGGCGGAAGCCATGTTGGCAACTATGCCAGAAGGAGCTTTACGTGATGATGACGAGTATAACACGCCAGCTCCGTCCAGGACAGCATGGTACCAAAGATTATGGGATAAGTCCCGTGATTCTTTAGGGATGTCTGATGAGACATTATGCCATATTGTAGGTAGCTTGTTGTATTTGTTTTGTATTTGGGTTGTATTATATTTGATGCACAGATACGAAATGAGTAGAGCGGATGAGCTACGCCAGCAGAGTTGGGAAAAAGTTAAAGCAGCCGTTCAACCGTCAACAAGTATGAATGAAGCACTAGCTAAACAGACGTATTTTTGTTCTTTTTATGGATCTGATAAGATCGAAAGAAAGAGTACAGGTCTTGTGACAGGGCGGTATATTATTGCACCATGGCACGCAGCTTCTGCGTGTACACATGTTTCCATACAATCTCGTGTGGAAGGGTGCCGATTGCTGGATAATGCCCCCGTGAAGATAGTTTGGGCTAAAAGATCACAGGATGTGGTCGTTTTGCAATTAGACGCTAGTCTTATGGTTCCTTTTAAGCAGGTTCACCATTTATTTAAGTATAGCAGCCCTTGTCATAAAGGTTCGGCACTGGTAACACCTGTGGGTGTAATTCCTTTGCATGGACAGTACACTGGAGGCACAGCGACTGCTGTGGTGAATTTGTTAGGGAAAGAGTTCCGTTTAGATTCTAAGAATTCTTTTTCTTATGAGGTTTCGACAGAAGGATTGTGCGGCTCGTTATTAGTTAATAATATGAGCGGAATAGCTGGTGTACATGTAGCTGGTAATGACGTGTATGGTAAGGCGTTATTATGGACAGAAGATACTGTCAATAGTATAATAGAAGTTGTACGAACAGACGCTTTGTTAATTCCGTCGGAATTTAACGACACAGGTAAAGTAGAATCAGGTGTAAAACTTGACTTAAATTTTCATTTGTCAACGCCTAAGCACACTAATTTGGCAGCAACTCCTTTGTTTGAAGCAGTAGGAAAGAATTTGAAGGAACCTGTTGACTTGTCGAAGTATGGTGCACACACTGTTAAAAGTGTTTTTAAAAAGTCCACTAGTGCAGTGCAACCAGTTGTAGCTACGGAGTTGGAATTTGCCAAAGAATACTTGCATACTATTCTAGAACCTTTTGCTGAAATAACAGAAGAACAGGTAGTGCGAGGATTTGATCAGGTCGCTCCTTTGAATATGGATGCCGCTACAGGAGTAGGATGTCTTCCGGATAGAGAGGCATATATCGATAAGGAAGGAGGTAGATACACTTCTCTGCTTCATGCAGAGATTGATAGTTTAGTATCTGACATACATACAGGCCAGGTCAACATTAAGAACTGGGTCGCTAAGGAAGCCCTGAAAGACGAGGCAAGAGGCTTAGCGAAAGAGCGTGAACCAAGATCCTTTCGAGTGTTGAGATTACCGGTTAATGTTTTGTGTAAGCAATTGACTGGAGAGATGGTTAACAATCTCATTAAGACTAGACACGATCACGGTATCCTTATAGGTATAAATCCGTATAATGAGTGGGCAAACTTGTATGCTCGCTTGTATAAACATAGAGTCATCGCAGCAGATATAAAGAAGTTTGATGGTAATATGTTGCCCCAGGTTCAATTTATAGTGCGAGATGTGTTGGTCGAGAAGTTCGAAGCCTCAGAAAGTCGGAAGAAGGTGTTATCAGTATTGTTGACATCTTTAATTTCGAATATCGTAGCAGTAAATGATGATGTCTATTTGACTACGCATTCAATGCCGTCGGGTTGCTATTTGACTGCCATAATGAATAGTTTGGTACACAAGTGTTATACAGCTATGTGGTATAAGAATAGTGTACCTACTGCAACATTGAGTTCATTTTATAACGATATAGAAGATTGTGTGTATGGGGATGATAAGTTGTGCGTGGTTAAATCGCATTTCGAGAAATTGAATGCAATTACCATGCGCGATTATTTTGAGTCTATAGGCTTAGGCTTGTCCACAGCGGATAAGAAGGCCATAACACAACCTTTCGACAAGTGGGAAGAAGTGAATTTTTTAAAAAGGATGTTTGTTTATCACCCACAATTGAAAAGAGTGATGTGTCCGCTAGTAGACGACACGATATTATCGATGTTGAACTGGTGGGACACAACAAAAGAGTTTGATGTAGTCATGCAAGGAAAAATAACCAGTTTTCTGCATGAAATATATCTACGAGAAGATTACGAGGAACTGAGAAATCAGTTGTCCGAGTATTTGGATCGAATTGGGAGCCATTATAGAATGGTTCCGACAGCTATGATAAAGCAGACCTTTGAGCGTGGCGAGTTAGCTAGCCCATACGCTCATACAGGTTGAAATAAAACAGAATTGGAGTTATAAGAGGTGGCTGCGCACCTCGCTACCGTATGTTTTATTATAAGCAGCAACAACACTCCACCGTTGTCTGGAATGGTGGTTGAGTGTATATATCCAGAAGCATTGTAAATCAAAATTCTATACAAAAAGACTCTCTTTTGGAGAGCAAACAAAATGCAGTTGATTATCGAGAGATATATCCTGCAAAACTGAAATATAACAAATTTTCTAAATTACCTTCAGATATGGAAAAGCTGCCTTTTGATTATTCACAGTTTGTAAATAAACCATTTTTGGTGGCTAATATTCCGTGGGCTAGTTCTAGGATTCCTGGATATGTATTAGGAACAATATCTATACCAGGCAGCATTATGAGTACTAATGCTTTTCTGGCTATCCCTTGGAGATCTTCGTGTTTTTATAGAATGAGAGGCCGCGCTATTGTTCAAGTAGCAGGAACTATAAACCATTCCGGTGTGGCTATTGTTTATACAGTACCAGCTAATGCTAGCGATACAAATATAAATAATGCTTTGTTAGTTCCGCATTCGTTTTTGTACGCCAATCAGGCCTCCCCTGTTGCTGTAGAGATTCCGTTTTATAACAATCTCCCTTTGAGACAAACTTGTAACAGTGACGTTTGTCGGTCTAATCAATATAATGATGCGTATGATTCATTTGCTGCGGTTAAGATTGCAGTATTGTCTCAGTTAAAGACAGCAGTAGTTAGTCCCACAGTAAATGTGTCTGTGCACATTATTATTGACGAGTTGGAGTTTTATACTCCTAAGCCGTTGGACGTAGTATATTCGGAGATGGATGTTCTGCAGCCACAAGCTTTTGTAACGCAGTTTTTCGACGGATTGGCTTCTATTTTAAAGAAAGGCACTGCAGATGCTATAGACTCTTCTCGAGGGGCATTACGGCAATGGACAGGTTTACATAACCCTAATTTGCCGGCACCAACTGATAAGAGTTATATGCAAATGCGTACGAATCCTAATATCATTGATGGTGTGTCACAACACGATTTGTTAGGGCCTTATGCTATGGCTGATTCTCGGACTGACGATCACTATTTTCAGACGACAGAAGACGAGATGGATATAAGTTATCTTCTGCGACAACCCCAGTATTTGACAACGGCATTAGTTAAAGATTCGGATGCAGCGGAGACCTTGTTGTTTTCGCGGCCCATAACTCCTTTTATGCCTGCAGCACAAGGGGCTGGTGATTATAGAATAAGCACAATACAGGCAAAATTGGCGGCTTGCGCCACACATTGGAGTGGAGATATGGAGTTGATGATTCAATCTAGTATGACCAATTTACAGTTTGTTAAATTGTTGGTTGTGTTGGATTATTCTAGAAATTTCAATAGCACGAACATTGGTACTAATACATATCCGTCATTAGGACCTTATCAAGGTACGATTACACATACGTTGGAGTTTTCCGGAGGTGGTACTATTAAGTGTATTAAGCTACCATTTATGTCACCATTTAGACAGCTACCGGTCACAACCGATTGGCGTACGAATAGTTTGCAACATGGAGTGGTTCGAGTGTATCTTTTGCAACCTATCGTCAATGGTACCGCCGTAGCTACTAATGCAGATTTCCTGTTTTATGTACGCGGTACTCCCACTTTGACTTTGCATGGTTTTGCGACTAGACGTTTTAATACTACCTCTGCCGCTACTACTGCGGTAATGTTCAAAGTTGGTGACGAAGAAGAAGAAGAAACTCCCGATCAGTTAAGACCTCAGTCTGAGATCTCTACAGTAGCTGTTCAAGCTGATCAGCAATGTATTGATGTGCAGGATGAGATGTCTTTTGATTCAGATGTTAAGGCTGGTGTGTTAAGACCTTTGAAGAGTGTGAGGGATATAGCAAGAAGGATGTATCCTGTTTTTGCTGGCAGCGTTTCTCAAGCTACGTTGCAAGCGAATTCGTCGGCATCGTATTCGTTAAATATTTCTTTGCACTTGTTGTGGAGATCGTATTTTTCTGCTTCTGCTGCCAACGCATTTTCTCCTCTAGACGTAGTTTCAGATCTTTTCTGGGGCTTTAGGGGAGGATTGAAGGCAAAAATTGTCACGTACGGAACTAATTCGGTGAATGCTAGATATTTGCCACCTTCTATAGCCAATTTTTCTAGCACCGGTACAGCTATACCATCGCTTGTTCCAACAGGACCTTCTACTACAAACGCAGCATTTTTGACTGAGTTCGCTGCCGCTACCAATCAGTTTGCACAAGGTAAACCACAGTTGCAGCTTCCTGTTCAAGAGGCTCCCAATTACGCTAGAAGAGCCGAGAATAGGTTTTCAACTACTCCTGGAACTTCGTATAATGCGGACTCTATCAACATTACGGATGTAGAGATACCTTACATGTCAGCTTATGACTTTACCACGAATTCGTCAATATATAATACCGCTAACGCCAATTTCTTCAGCCCTGAAGAAAATCTTGGTTCTATTATACTTAATTTTGTCCCGACTAATGTTGGGCCATCCCCCGCCACTTCGGCTATTTATTCTCCAATTAATTATGTTATTTATTTGGGAATCGCTGATGATGCAAGATTTGGATTTCTTGTAGGAGGCGACGCTTATAATCCAGCTTATGTATCAGATTCAGGCACTCTGATACAAATTGACCCCTATTTACCTAATGGCGAAGGTACAGGGGCTACTAATGTTACCGTACCCCTGCTTATTACAACTGCAGGGGCCGATAAGAATTATTATACTAAAACAGCCTGAGCTACTTAATGTACTCCTCAATATACGGGGAGTATAAATATACATATATTGAGATTAAGTAGCTAAAACTTAATTTTAATAAAC